AGTCTCCAGAAACTTTTGTTATTGGGCTTTCAGGAAATGGGGATCCATCCAAAATAGTATATTCGCTTGCAGATCCTCCATCTGTATCTTTCCAATACAAATCATCAAAAATTTTTCTCTGTGCATCACCAAGCAAACTTATATAATCTGCCTTATCATCAAGTGGCCAGAAAGCCATTGGATGCTCAGCATATATTTTCTCTGCGTACAGGTTTGATGGATTAGACATTATAAGTCTATTTTACCACACGACTACTTGATTTTTATCTCGCAATAATCTGTTGTGCAGTATGCCTCACCCTGAGCCTCAAGATTGTCCACACCGTCGTAAATTGCACCAAAATCAATATGCTTCAACTTGCCAATATATGACTCATATTGTTCTTCAGTAATTTGAGTATATGGCTGCTGGGGATAAACAGTATTTCCCATTGGAAGGAATGAAACTGCTTTTAGTTGTCCTTCATACATGTGAAGTGCTGGAACAACATGTTTTGATTCTGTTTCCTTATCAAATGAAAGTGTTACAGAAACCCCATTATCTGACCAGTACTTCTGAGCAGTTGCAGCAAGTGCAATCTTTTCAAACAGTGTCACATCTTTTTCAGATCTTGGATGACCTGATTTAATTGGGAAATAAACTACTGATGTATTTGCTGATACTACATCATCTTCAATTGTGTACCCTGCTGCTTTGAACAAGTGCATCATTGGATCTGTGTTTCCAAATCGAACTGCACGAAGGAAGAAGTTTCCTCCAGGTCCCCAGTGAACTCCAGGAGTTGCACCAGAAAGAATTGAAACTGACCCTGATGGCTTAACTGTTGTTACACGAATTGATTCACGAACACAAAGCCATTCTGAATACTGGTGGTCATAGTGACGAATCTTGTTGTAGCCCTCATCCATCCACTCACGAACAACTGGTAGACCCTTTTGATCTGCAAAAGATGCAATACCTGTAAGAGATGTACCAATGCGACGGTTACGTTGCATGATACCGTTTGTTTGTGGCCAGTGTGTTGGAACAAGTGTTACAGTCTTTCCATAAAGGTATGCAAACTTCAGGGTACGCAGGAAGTCCTCCTTGGATTCATGACGATTCAAGTGCACTTCTACAAGTGTACATAATTCGTATGATTCCAATGGCTGCTCCGCACATGGGTTAAATCCCATCACACGATAATCCTTACCGTCTGGCGCATCCTTTAGTCGTCCATAATTACGAGCAACGTCAAGCCATATAAAACCTGGTTCTCCGTTTTCTGTAATTAAATCTACATAGTCTTCGTACTTTGTTCCTACTTCTGCTGAAATAGAATTGTTAGACATCCAAGCCCAACCTGGATTTTCTGGATCAAATGAGTTACGCTCTGGGAACATCTCTGAATTCTTTAGATTCATAAATGTTTCATCTCCCGCATTACCCAAAGCAAGTGTTGCTGATCTACGAACATTTCCTGATACCACACAGGTACCAATAAGGTTTACAAGGTCTACGATAGCACGAGAATCTAGTGTTTCTCCGCCTCTGGAGCCGATTACACGGTCTATCTGGTCGTGCAACTTGATAAGAGGTGCAGGTCCTGATGCAACGCCTCCAAAGCCCTTGATTGGGGCTCCAAGTGGTCTTATTAAGTCATAGTTAAACTTCTGAATACTCTGGTTTGGTCTTAGGTAAGAGTTGATGAGTAATCGTACTGACTCTACCCAGCCTTCACGAGTGTCTGGAATTTCAAAAATCTGCTCTGGCTCAGTTGGAGCATAGATTGCAAAATTCTTATCCTGTCCCACTGTATCAAACCCTACACCAATACCAAGCATTAGAGCATCCATAACCCAAGCAAATAGGGCTCCTGGATCATTCTTATCAAGGTCTTTGGTAGATACCATTGCACAGTTTTGTAATGCTGCTGAGTTCTTCTTCTCCATAGTCATAGGAGTTCCAAATGCCCACATGCCTCGTCCTGGTGGAGTCCACTTCAACTCAAACATTCTCTGGAATGCTTCTTGTGCTGACTTTTGAGCCTTATAGTCATTCCATGGCAAACGGTTTTCTTTAGCATGATTCTTTTGTACTGAATACATACCTTCAATTACACGACGACAAACTTCATGCCATCTTTCTTTAGTTCCATCTTCCTTCATACGAGAATAAGTACGAATAAAAGTAATTTCTCCAAGTGAATTTTCTGCTGCATCTTTAAATCCAAATGGACTTTCTGTGTTTTTGTACTTTTCTACAAAATCTTCTGGAAGTCTAAAACTAAAAAAATCTGACATGTGTATCGTCCTTTCAAAAACGGAATAGTTATAAGTATAGCAGAGTTTTTAAAAAAGTAAAACTCTACCTCAATGTATTGTTGAGAGTTATAGAAAAACTAATTCTGTATAAGAATTAGTGAATCCAGTGTTGAGGAACCATATACTTAAAACCACTCTTGACAAGATGTGCAGTATGGTGATATGGTGGTGATGGTGGGAATACAATAATACTTCCAGCCTTTGGCTTAACTGCAAAATGATATGATGATGGATCTGCATTTGCAAAGTCTGAATCTGGAGTCGGACCTTGGATAGGACCCTTTGGGTCTCTAATTGTAAAAGATATTTCTCCACCTTCGTAATCATCATTTAGATACATTACAAAAGAAACCTTTAGTCTTTCATCTCCTTCTTGCTGATCAAAGTGAGCACCCATAAATGTTCCAGCCATATACTTTTTAATTGGGTACATTGGGAATAGTTTTGGTTCATCTGTTATACCGTGTGCTGCTGCGTAGTCTCTTGCTACATCATCAAAAGCCTTTTGCAATGTTGAATAAATATAAGTATTCTTTTCATCTGAAGGATCTGCTTCTGAGATACTCTTATCTGTTCCATAGACATACTCTTGTCCACTACATGCCATCCATTCACCCCATGGATCCTTATTGTCATTCTCAATTGCTTCAACAAGTTTCTTTGGGTCTTCGATTACATTTGTGTAATAGTAAACCTTTTCTTCAAGTATTTCTCTGTCCATTTTATATCTCCTTAGAATTTATTCTTTTCATAAAATCCTGAAATTTTTATGAATCCTACTGTAACATATCTGATAGGGCCTTCTCCTACAAACCTAACTCCATGTTCATATTCTTCATTTCCTGGGAAAAGAAGTAAGGTTCCTGGTTTTGGTCTTAAGTCTGAACCGTCTTTATTTTTAAAGAACAGGGTGCCATCCTTATAATCATCGTTAATGTATAGTATAGCAGCGTATTTGATTGATGGATCTGTATGCTGATCTGTATGCGCTTTTAGTTCAACTCCTGGCTGCATTCTTTGTAGTGTTCCAAAACCAGCAAGTTCTAGAGATGGATCTGCCATGTTTATCATATCCCCAAGTCTTATTTGTAGGGTTCTGCTAATTTCTTTATGCGTAATATCTAAATTTTTATCTTCCCATCCCTGTGTTATTTCAAATTTCCCCTCAGCAACAAGATTGTCGACATCATCTCTTCCAAACTTTTCCATACAGAATCTAGCAAGGTTTTTTGTATATTCAATTGACCAATCTGCATTATCAGTTGTATCAATTATGTCTAAGATAGTTTCTAGTTCTCCATCATGTAAAAAATTCTCTACAAATAAAACATTGTCATAAACTACGTTAGTTTGATATCCAGCATCGTCAAATTCTTTTTTTAAAAATACGGACATTTTATAAGTCACCTACTTTATACTTGTTGCCATTGGCATCCAGTTTGTATCCTTCTTTTAACAATTCTTGCCATTCTGCTCTTTCAATTTCTTGCTTTGCTCTGGTTTCTTTCATTTCTGCTGCCCAGGCATCTCTTAGTTCTTGAGGATATGCAGACTCTTCTCTATCATCCCAAAATGAACCAATTGTATATCTTACTCCGCTTTCAATCAAAGATACTTCGTGCATGTTGTTAAATCCACCATCAAAAACAGCAAGCATTCCTACTTGGGGTTTGATCTCTATATCTTGATCTGGGAACCTGAGAAGTCCTCCTTCAAAATTATCATTTAGATATAAAAATCCAGCATAGCGACTTCTTGTGAATGCTCCAGAATTTCCATGCTCATCTGTATTATCAGAGTGAATTCTTGCATATGCTCCTGGTTCCCACTTTTGCGTGTGGTACCCAATCTTAGAGATTGTCTTTGGATCAAGGTCATGGACTGATGCAATCGCTTCTGGCATTGTTTTTTCTATATCAGAGAATATGGTCGGAACTAGTCCAGCATCGACTACCTCTTGGTCATTATCCTGTGGAAGAACAGACGAGTATGATTCATAAAAAGAAATTGGCATCCAAGAAATTTTACCATTATCTGCCTGAGCATCTAATGCCCTAATCATTTTTTCACAATCTTCTTTGCTTATAAAATTTTCATAAACAACAATATCTTTTGTAATTCTTTTTTTATTATTTAGATTCATGGTTTTCTGTCTCCTGTATGTTCTGTAATTTCCCAAAAGAATGGACATGTATATCTAATGCCACTTTTAATCTCTGTTACCCCATGAACATACTGCATGTCTCCTGGGAAAAAATAAGCAGCACCTTTCTTTGGTTTAAACTGAACCCCCTGGTTTGGAAAGTATAGTTCTCCACCCTCATAGTCTTCATTTAAATAAAACAAACTTGAAAGATCGTAGTTTGGAAAATCATTTGGAAGTCCAGCATCTGGCCCCTCATGGAGTTCTTTATCTGCATGCGGTCTTTGAAATTGCCCTGGAAGCCATCTGACAATTGTTGTTCCAGTTGGTGTTACTCTAACCTTATAAAATTCTTCAACAATTGGCTTTAATCTTTGGAATAGCCCCGCAATTACTGGAGCAATTGTTGGATCGTTTTTATCTAAAGTCGGGCTAGTTGCTACCCTATCTTTCCAGTATTCGGAATCATAGACTACAGTTCCGTTTTCATTTACATGGCTTTGTGTAACATCCCAGATTGTTAATGACTTTGCAGCCTTTTCTAAAAACTCAATTTCTTCTGGGGTCATAAAGTTTTCCAACTCTACAATCATCTCTTTGCCATTACCAAACCAGCCTGAAGGAGTCATTGAAGGCTTTCTGACTACAACGGAAGCATCTTTATTATCCATAATTGAATTATATCATAGGGTTTATACCCTACAATTCCCTTTCTATCTCTAGTTGTTTTAAGAATCTTTCTGCATTAAATCTCCAGTTGTCTTTTGCAAATGAAGTTACAATCTTAATACAAACATCCTCATAGTCTTCTTTACTTAATTTGTCTTTTAGACCATGTAACGCCTCTACTGTATCTATATAATTTTGTCTAACAAAAGACGGGTCTCCAGCATGATTCCTTTTTAGCACTTTTGTACTAATTTTCCCTGATGGCTCATATAAAGAAACCGTAAGATATTCTTTTGCAAATCCAGCATCTTGATACATCTCATATCCTTCAGTTGCCTGCTTTAGATTATCAAAAGATATTATAGACCTCTCTGGAGTTTCTCCATCCCTAGATGTGGTAATAATATAGTGATTAACACTCTTATCTCGAACTCCTTGGATGTAATCCTTAATCATATCTGAATGCTTTGGGTTTAATGAATTCATTGCTGATCCTTAGCCGTTGTATCTTCTATACTAAGTTTTAAAGCCTTAACCTCATGAGATCCAAGGCTTTCTTGCTTTTCATTAACAGCATTTCTATACCAGTCTGTCCACTGACCAGTAGAGTTTATGGCCTGCGCTGCTTCTCCATAAGATATATTTGCTTCTACTCTTTTTCTATCTTCATCTTTGTAGTCAGTGATTTTTATGACAGTGTTGTTCAACTTTGTTAACGAAATTGGAATAATTGTTGCAACTGGTGTGCCTGCTTTAATGATAACTCTTTTATTAGGATTTTTTGCTTTCAGCGCCAAAGGAAATGGGTTATCATAAAAAGATGTGCTTATTAATGATGACATTGTTTCAAAGTCACTGCTAAAATAGTTAACTGGATTTATAGCAAGAATACTTACATCAGCATCTGTTCTAAATATTAACCCTGTATCAAAACTTACAGAAGATTGGCCTCTTCCAGAATATGCTCTTTCTGGACTAAATATTTGAACACGGTCAGGAGTTTGATCATTGACTCCATCCCAAATAAACTCTATATCTTCTTTACAGGACAGGCTGTAGCCAACAACATTTGCTTGAGTTACTGGGAAACACCTATACGCATGGTTTTCAGAGGTTTCATCCATCCAGTCTCTTTTAATAGACATTGGAAGTATTTCAAAAATACAGCCTGGAGTTTTTTCCACTGAAATATTAAACATTAATCTTTATCCGCAACATACATTTCTGGTGTATGAAACTTTTTGTTATAGTCTAGCATTGTAACAATAGAATACTTTACACCGCTTGTAACTGGCATTGCACGATGAGGATACATATATGTTGAAGGGAAAATAAATAAATCTCCTGCATCTGGCTTAACATTAAGGCCTTGCAGTCTAAAGTTTAACTCTCCACCCTCATAATCGTCATTTGGATATGCAACTAAAGATACTGTGCAGTTATAAGAAAATCCATGGTCATGATGTTCCTGAAAGTGTTGACCTGGTCCATACTTAATAAAGTTAAACGCTTCCCAGTACTTTAGTTCGTGGATGTTGTGTATTTTGCAATAATCTTCAACAGCAGGAGCCTTTACATCATATAGGTCCTGCCACAAAGACTGAAGGTTTAAACTTGTAGGACTCTTATCATATTCAATGTCTGTTTTCTTAAACTTAAAATCATTGCAATCTCTGTACTCTGGCATCAGTTGTTTATACCCAACATAGGCAGGCAACCAAGCATACCCAGTATTATCTCCTACTGGTTTTAGGTTAGACTCTAGTCTGTTTATAACGTCAATCTCTTTTTTAATGACACCCTTGTAACAGTAAATTCCATTTCCAAGATCTTGTCTATCTGTCCATGTTTGCATTATATGCTCCTTATTTGTATTCTCTTCTTGACCAAACTTTATTCTTATATACCCCGCCATCTGGCTGACGGTAAAACTGCATGTTCTTAACCATTTTATCATAAATTTTAGACTGGTCTAATATATCTATTTCATGCTCCCAGTTTTCTCTTTTAAAAGGAAGCACCTGAAGATATGGGGTTCCTGCTGGCAAGACTCCTTCCCATCCTTCTGCAATAAAAAATGGAAAACTACCAAGAAGATGAACCTTGTCCGAATCAACTATGCCAGTTGTATTTAAAAATGGAAGATCAAATCTATTCATTGGTGTCATAAATAAAGCACTGTAGCCTTCTGGTAGTTCTAACCCCCAGTCAGAAGACCAAGCAAAATGGTGTTTATAATAACCAAGAGGATGCTCAAATTGTGACATTGGTGGTCTTTGTGTACAAAAGTCTTGGTACTTTGTATCTTCAACCTTGACATTAATTATACCTTTGTCATTTTTAAAAAATGTAAGGTCACAAGGTGTTTTAAAAACATATCCAGTTGAAAATGCATCCATAATTGCAGGACATGCTTTCCAAGTAGGAATCTTTCCGTAGTCATCAGTAGTTCCTTCTTTTGGAAATGGGCAAGTTTCTTTTGGTGCCTTATAGTATTCATTAGTGACAGGATTTTTTGCAAACCTGTCTGCATCTCTATACCACTGTGGGATAACGCTTTGTGTCGCTGATGGAACAGACTTACTTTCTTTATTTAGCCACGGTCTAAAAGATCTAAAAATAGCAAGTTTAAAATTTTCAGACATTACTTGTGGCCAATGTCATTTATATCTGTCATAATAACGACACAATATTTTGTACCAGACTCCATTGGAAGTGATGCATGCTCATAAATATAGTTTGATGGGAATACAGCAATATCTCCAACCCTTGGTTTGTAGACTAGATTATCAAGCCTTGGAAACTTTAGGTCTCCACCTTCATAGTCGTCGTTAATATATATTACTGCTGAAACTGTACAGTTATAGGCTGGACCATGATCGGCATGAATATTGAAGTGAGTTCCTGCTCCTTCATACTTAACAAAGTTAAAGGCTTCGTAGTAAACTACATTAATTCCCCAATATTTTGCATAGTCGTCTATACAATATTTAAGTTTTTGATAAATTTCTTCATGTAAATCTAAAAGTTCTGAGTTTGTTTCATCTCTTGGGCCTAAGTTTTCTTGCTTATATTTAAAGTCTACAGCATCTCTTGCTTTTTTAATTGGAGTTGTAGAGTTTGTTACTTGTGCCTCAGACCACTTATATTTTCCGCCATTTGACAAGTTAGACTCAAGTGTATTAATATATCTGTTTGCATCATCCAAAGAAAATGTATTATGATAAACGTGTAATCCAAGACCTAGGTTTTCAACACTTACGGTTCTGTCTAAGTTCCTAGTGGGAACTCTATTTGATGCAGTTTCTGACCTATCTTTTGTAAACCAATGATTTGAGTTTTCATCATAGATGTCCATAATATTTCCTTTTCTCTAATATAACCATTATACCACTATCATATCAAAATGACAGGGAAAAGTTTAGATTTATATATTAACTAGAGATCTTTATCTATTCTGGCTGAACAAGTGTTAGTTCGATACCGTCCCAATTAAAGGTTTTTCCAACCTTAACTCTTGGACCTGTTTCAGTTTTGATAATTATGGTCTCTCCAGACATTGCTGCTTCCCACATTGCTGCTTTAGTATCACTATTACGTACAG